GTGCCGATCAATGCTGATGCCAGGACTGTGGAACGACTTAATTTTGCTCATCTACCTATATTGACTGATCCGGTGGCGTGTTTGCGGTTTAGGTGCTATACTTTGAACACGGGGGCAGCGGTGCTCCTACAACCCCTAAAGCAAATGACCACTTTCACCATTACTCAGCTTCAAGCCCTCGGCATTGACCCTAAGCGTGTCGCTGAAGGCGTCACATTTCAAAAGTCTGGCTTCTTCTATCAAAATGCTGAGTTCCTTACAGAAAAGCAAGGCATCAAGTTTTTTCGCACTACACGCAACGGAAAGCTGCGGATGCTTGCTCAAGAGCAAATGATTGCCATCTTTAGCTGATCAGAACTTACAAAACACTCCTAAAACATCTAAGCAAATGACCACAATTACTGAAACAACCGGCACCCTCCTTGACCAAATGGGCGGGGCTAACCAAATTGCCCGGATGACCAACTGCCAAATCGTTGTCAGCGACAATTCAGCAAGCCTAGTTTTCGGCCGGCAGGTTGGCCCACGCGGCAAAAAAATCACCCACCTGAAAGTTACCTACAACGAAGGAACGGATTTGTACGATGTGCAAGCTTGGAAGATGAGCCGCAAGACTTTTGAGATGACTCCTGTTGTTGACCTTCCCTGCGTGGACTGCGGCCAACTTAAAGAAATCTGCGAACGCGCTTGCGATTTGTTCTTCACTATTAACTAGGGCTCCGGCCCCTAACTAAAAAAGGAACCTTCACTACATGTTTGACTCTAAATATGAAGGACACATGGATTTGTTTCCAGCAAAAATTCATTTATTCAAAATTGATCAAGAGCTTATAAATAAAGCCCTAAAAAGCCTTGTTGCAAGGCCCGAGGATTTTGCTTATGTGGAAGTTTTTGATGATCCACATTTTAAAGATTTGCAGGAAAAAGTCGATTGTTGCTCAAATACTATCTGCCCATCGACTAGCAGGACGGGAGCTTGGAAAGTTGTTTCCTCATGGCTTAACAATCAGCCCCCTAATCATGAAGGCTTTGGATTTCATAATCATGCAGATGCTTTTATGAGCGCGGTCTTATATCTCAAGGGCTCCGAAATGTCTCTCTCCTTTAGAGACAGCCCGAAAGAGGCGATGAATACAAGTTCTAGTCAAAAAAATTTTGATATTATTATTCGGCACACTTGGAACGATGATGTGCGTCTTCCAGTAAATGCGGGGGATCTTTTGTTTTTCCCTTCTTATTTGCTGCATCAACCAAACAAAAACAACACAAAGAAAGACAGGATCTCAATTGCTTATAACTTAATGCCCTCAAGAAAGAACGCGCCTGATTCCAGCCCTTGGAGCATGGCCCTCAATTTATAAAGTGTCAGCGCCGAGGAGGTTTTTTGTCATCCATTCCCCGGCTTAGAGAAATCAAAGTTGTAAGGAGCGCCATCAGAACTGTGATTGCTTTGGTCTCACTTTCAGCGCAAGCTGGAGGACGCGCACCGATCTCTTTTCCCTCAGCCGTTCCGGCGTGGCGTTCGTAAAGTGGCCAAGCGCGAGGCGCTGCGATAAATGCGCAGTTTGCCCACTGCGCAACAGCCATCAAACCGATCGCTGCAACAACGCCGCAGATGGTGCGCCAAAGCCAATTTGGCATCAGTCCCCAACAAAACCCCAAACCACGATAAAAGATGTCACGCGGCAAAGCTCAGAGCATTTCGCCAGACCGGGTGAAATGGTTGCTTCTAAGCACAGAAATCAACGATCATGCTGCAGCGGCAGAGCTTGGGGTTTCGTATCAAACGATCCAACAGATCCGAACTGGAAAAATGTATCTCAACACGTTCCCAGATCTGCCACGCCGCAGAACTGGAAACTGTTATTTGTGCGAGAACATGACGCGACACCTACAGCATGATGTGGCCGACGGCAGGTCTAAGCCGACGCCGTCTTATCGCTGCGGCTTTGAGTTTCCTGATTTCGCAGAGGAGGGTCCAAACGCTGCTCGGGACTGTGCGCTTTACAAAGTGAAGTCGAAACCGTCAAGCCATTCCACAACGTCAAGCTCGCGATCAACCCGCCAAAAAGCTTGAGCCCTCCACCAGGCCCAAACGTCTTGGCTCCCTTTGCGTCGGTTGCATTCCAAGCAACAGGCCACCAAATTTTCAGGGACAGTTAAGCCGCCGCGAGACATTGGGTGAACGTGATCCAACGTCGTTGCGGGTTCGCCGCAGTATGCGCAGCAGTGGTCCCAAGCGCTCAGGATGTTGGACCGAAACCGGTGGCGTGCGTGCTTTTTGCTGATAAACAGAATGCCATCGATGCACGCTTCCATCTAGGCCAACCCGCTTGACCAATTTTAGGAAGACCAGTGGCGCGGTTGCTGTTGCGGTGCTATACTTTGAACATAGGCAAGGGAGCGACCCCGAGCCACAACCCCAAAAGCAAATGACTATCGCTCAAGCCAACAAGCAAATCGCTAAGACCGGCCACCAAATCGTTCGCGAGACGACTGGCCGCTTCCCTGGCGTTGTTGTTCGCCACATCAGCGGCGGCGCTGATCAGTTCTACGGCAGCGTTCAAGAAGTCCTTTTTTACTTCAACCGTGCACACGGCGCTTGATTGAGTCCAAACACACCTTCCCCCCCGACTTAAAATGAAAGCAACAATCGCAACGACATGTTTGTGCGCCACCCTTGCTGCCGCATTTTGGTGGTGTCTAACGTCAACGCTGACGGACATGACGAAACGGGACTGCCAAATGGGCGTGCAAAAAGCTTGTGCAGCTCTCAACCGGGACCAATAATTTACGGACTGCAACGAAACAGCGAATGGATCGCCCTTCCTATGGGGCCAGGGAGCAGCTTCATTCCGCCTGCTCTTGGTTTCTGCATAAATCCGAACCATGCCTGGAAATTTGACACAGTAGAGGAAGCCCTTGACCGGTCAACGCTAGTTTTCAACTGTTGGGGCTACCACACAGAAGTTCAAGCAATCACGCTCACCGCAAACGTTACAAAGAGCAAACGTCAAAAATGTTTATAGACATTCCCAAGCGATCAAAAAAACTTCAAGAGCGGCGCGAGCAACCGTTTCGGTTTAACCCTGAGCAGTTTGTTTATGTCTACGGCTGGACCCAAGACTTTTCAGTGCGCATTGTTCGACGGTCCCGAGACTACTTGTGGCCTGCCTACGAAGTCGAAGACATAAATAACGAACGTTGGGTCGTGTCGCAGTTGCTGCTTTCTACCAAGCCAATCCAAAACAGGTATGACGAGCCAGCCAACGATTGAGACGGTTGGCAATTCTTACCGCGTGTGCTTTGCGGGAATGTGCCGCTACTGCAACAGCGTTTGGGCTGCTGATCTATTTGTAAGCCATTTTTTAAACGCTACAAAATATGAATCCAAGGAGCGAAGCAGGTCGCTATGAAGGGCAAAACTATCCGTGCCACGGGGTGCTCCCTAGATTGCTCGGCCTGCATACTTACTTTCAACCCTGGCATTTTGACGGGCGGGTCGTTTGGTATGGATATTTTTTTGACTCTTATAGCGAAGCAATGGAAGCCGCCCGAGCGTTATAAATCTTTACGTCTTTTCTTGATACAGGCTACGAGCCCAAGAAACATAATCAGAATCACCGTCTTCGAGCCCGGCTTGAACTTCTAGTTCAGCAACTTGGCGGATTAGTTGAGCCGTGATGTCGCATTGCTGCGCCCAGGATCTGAACAATTTTTCTGAAATTTCTTGCAACTCTTTTACGTCGTGGCAATCACGTATGACACGGGCCTGCCGTTCGATCTGCAATTCGTCTTCTAAAGGTCTTTCAAAGTTGAGCCAGCCCATGGGAGCACAGCCGCCATCGTCTACCTCGTTATCGTACAGACAACGCGGCCCCAAGTCGAAGCATTGGATCTTACGACACGGACTGGCAGACACGCTGCGGCGAAGCACGCCCTAAAGCTAAGAAATCGCGCATGGGTCAAAGCTTACCTGAGGAACCATCCCTGCGTGGACTGCGGGGAAACTGACATTCGGGTTTTGGAGTTTGATCATGTTGACCCAAGCAAAAAGAAATTTTCGATAGGTAGGGGCGTGTGTGATGGACGAGGCTTAAAGTCAATATCTGAGGAAATTGAAAAGTGTGAAATTCGTTGCTGTAATTGCCACAGAATCAGAACGAACCAAGAAAAGCATTGGCAGCTATATCGCGAGACGTATGGGGGACAGGTGGGGGATGATAAAAAAACCGATAAAGACAACCCCGGAGCGGGGGCTGCTTAGTCGTTGTTTTTGTTATGTTTTTTGGTTGCGGGAGTAGGATTTGAACCTACGACCTTCAGGTTATGAGGGGGATTTAAAGGGTTCCCTCTACTTCCCGCTGCATACCTAAGTGTCCGAAAATAAAGCTTTATTTGCGATTGCGTTTCCCTTAGTATCCTTCTCAATCCCGCTGAATTGGGGGATATGTGGGGGATGGAGGACAGAAATGAAGTTAACCAAAACAGTAATAAAAGACGCGCTACCAAAAAGCAAAAGATACAAAATACAAGATCAGATTTTGCCGGGATTTTTTTTGCAAGTTGAGTCAAGCGGACGCCAAACTTTTTACATAAGATACCGGACGCCAGAAAAGGTTCAACGCGATTTTAAGATTGGGACACCGCAAAACCTGACGCCAGACCAAGCCCGTGCAATTGCGCGTGAGACCTTGGGAGCCGTAGCGCAAGGCAAAGACCCAGGAGCGGACAGGCGAGCAAAAAGGACAGCTCCAACGCTTAAGGACTTGGCCGTTCGTTACATGGCCGAGCACGGCAGCAAAAAACGGTCCGGGCACAATGACGAAATCTTGTGGCGGCGACACTTACTGCCAACAATAGGGCTGGCCCGTGTTGCCTTGCTATCCCGTGAACAGGTCCGACGATTTCATTCCAACCACCCCAGCCCAAACACAGCCAATCGAGCTGTTGAGGTGCTCAGTAAGGCGATGGACCTTGCGAAAGAATGGGCATGGACTGATGGGGAAAATCCATGCTTGGGAATTAAAGCGTTTCCAGAGCAGAAGCGCAAACGCTACTTGTCATCTCAAGAGCTGGAGCGCCTTCGGGTTGCACTAAATAATTGGACAGAACGGGAGCCAGAAGCCGTGCGTTGGCGGTTTGCGCAAATGATCCGGTTGCTGCTCCTTACTGGAGCCAGAACGGGGAACATTATGCGGGGCCGTTGGGAGTGGCTTAGTTGGAATCAACGGACTTTGACTGTTCCCGCTGAGGAGCACAAAACAGGCGGCAAGACTGGCGACGAATTGGTGATTCATTTGAGCGATGACGCTGTGCGTATTCTGCGGGATTTGCAGGAGCGCAACGTTGAAAGCCCCTGGATTGTTCCAGGTATGGACCCGACCAAAGCATTAACGCGACAGACCAAAATGTGGGCTGCGCTTTTAAAAGACGCCGAGATAGGGTTGCACCCGGTATGGGGGCAACTGCGCATCCACGACCTTCGCCATAGCTTTGCCAGCTTTGCTCTCAGCAATGGCCTCAGCCTTGGGATTGTTGGTCAGCTTTTAGGCCACCAAAGCACCCAGACGACCAGCCGTTACGCCCACCTTATGCAAGAGGCAGCGCAACAGGCAGTCGATCAGATTGGTCAGGCTGTGCGCTTGTAAGGGATGCCGCTAGGAGTGCGCCCCGTGTGGGGTGAACGTGACAACAACCTAACGCAACTTTAAAATGCGCGTAGCTTGCGAGAATACATTGGACGCCGAAACCGTGAACAATTGGTGCAAGATAAAAGCGCACCTTGAAAAAGTAGGTGCAACCGAAAATGATTTTTATCGCCGCGCTTGCGCAATCATGAAAGGCCAGAAAGATCCTGGCCCAAAATTTAAAGAGTAGGCGGCCAAAGGTCTTTCGGATCTTTGCCGATGTTCATCATCACGGACAGCCGGTCAGCGCGTTTGCCGACTTGAGTGGCCCACTTGCTGTCGAGCATCATTCGCCCAGCGCGTTCAAAGTCTTTGTCTTGAATTGCTTTGAGCGTTTTTTTAAATTGCATCAAACCGCTAATGCCAAGGTTGAACGCCATATCCAGGAGCACCCGTTGACGCACGTCATCAAGGTCAGTCATCCAAGGAATTTCACGACTTAGCGCAACTTTGACCCGGTCAATATCGTTAGCCAATAAATAGTCGGCCTCCTCTTCTGTGATGCCAAGGTCGTCAAGATTTCTGCCAACACCGATAGTCGTCTTATCAGCAGTGCATTTGTAAGCTTTTAATTTGACGCCTTCATGCAGTTTTAGCTGTCGGATCAGTTGGGCTTCGTCAATCTTTGATCCAAGGGGCTTTTGCTCGCATCCACCCGCCGAGCACTTTTCTGGGTCGTTTTGCGACTCCGTCTTGGATGAAGACTTCGGGCTCGTCGAGATATTCATATCGGAGACCGTTGGGGAGTTGGTCGCCATTTTCTTGCTCTGCGTCCAAAACGTCAGAGACTTTAGAAACTTCCGCATCAATCTTTGATCCTAGAGTTGCATGGAATTTTTTAGCCGCGACGATCCGCATCACTCGGTCCAGTGGACTGCGAGTGTTGAAACGAAACAGCCACCGGCCGTCGAATGGGATATTGCTCAGCCCTTTTTTTTTGGCTTAATTGCGGCCAGTGCCTGGAACACAAGCTGAACGATTGAATTTGAGCGTGCAGGTGACAGCGCCACAATCTCAGAAGCGGCAGCGATCAAGATCCAGAAGGCGGGGTGGTTTAGAAAATCCATTGAAGTTAGGGTTGAAAAATCCATAGGGGTGTTCCTTTTTAGAGATTAGCAATGATGGCCCAACCTGAGCCAGGGGCTTCGACTTCCCAGCGCGGTCCAAAATTAGATCGGCTGTAGTGAAGAGCTTTCCCGTTTGGGTTCATATAGCCGCCAAGCGACAAAGCGATTTCGCCAAACGGGTCGTGAACCACGAGGGTCTCGGCGGTGTAGCCAATGCAGCAGAGCCAATGGCCACCGCCTTCGGGCCGTTGTGCAGGCCCACGGTGCAAGAATCCCAGCGGCACCGGAATGCCTTGATCAATTTGGTCTTCGATCATCTTGAAGCTTGCCCTTTGCGTAAACGCGGCCTGCAAGCCGAAAGATTGCAGCGCCTTGATCTGCGCTGCCGGGTCTGTTGTGTCGCCGTACCGGAGCACGCGGCCTAGATAAGCATCATCGCCATTCGTACCGGATAACGTACCGGGTCGCATGGCCTCCAAAAGCATTCCACAGCTTGAGGAAAAACACATTCGCAGCGCGTGGTCTGTGTCGCTGTCCCGCTGGCTGTAGTAGGGCACAACCAAGGGATTTGTCGGCGCTGGCTTTTCTGGCTGCTTACCGGCGGCCCTGTACGTTTGAATCCATTCTGCGTTGCGGTCTAGCAGCTCAGGCGGCATCGCCTCTTCTAGCTGCCTGACCCCTGCGATCTGATGTGGAAGCTGTTTATAGAACCTGAAAAAGTCATCTAACTTAATCTTGCTCACCTGGATCGTTCGATACGTTCTCCAGATGTTACGAGCGCGTTTCCAAACAGCTCAACACTGACAGGAATTAAAACGGAAAGAGTGACGGCGATAATCATGACTTGTGCCATGCGGTTCTCTAGCTTGCCAAGCCGTCCAAAAATGTCAGCCTTCTCCTTTTCATCCTGCTGCCGATCTTCGTCGTTGCGTTTCAACGTCAAGTCGAGTGTCGTTTTGACTTCTATAAGAAGTCGATAAATTTCGAGGTGTGACACCTCATGCCCTTCTGGTTGCATTTGGCTGTCTCTTTCTTGTCTATTTTAGGTCGTTGTCGCTTTTGCGGTTTGGTTGCCGCAGACGATTTTTGTCGTGTAACCCTGTGCGCTTAGCTCATGGGTAACGGTTTTCGTGATCCAAGTGCCGGCGATCGGGTCTCGAAGTCCCGTCAAAGTAATTGGTCGCTCTGCGTAAATGTCCGCTCGGCCAATAATTGTCAGATCAATTGTCACCGCTCCCGACTGGAGCTGCTTCAACATTGCCGACCCAGCTTGGTTTGCCATGTCTGCTGAGCTATAAATCTTCTTGTCGCGAAAGACCGGCCCCGCGCCAAAAATGGTTTGCCACCTGTCTTGAACAGTCACTTCGATTTCTTGGTTTGTCACTTTGTCCCGGTAGCGGGTCACGACACCCGAATAGTTGCCGCGATCTTTGATCGTTGCTTTTAATGTCAGCACTTCATTTTTCGTAACATTCACGGGCATAATGGCTTCGCCGGTAGCGCTTAGTCCTTCACCTTCAGGGATGAAAATCAAATATCCTTGCGTTGGCTTAGATGTGGCTCCATAGGTCTTTGCCAGCCGAGTTAAAAAATGTGCGTCACTTTCGTTCTCTTGATCGATGTGCGGGATTAAGCGGCTTGCATAATCAGCATGGACAGATGGCGTCAATTGGTGCTCGCCAGCAATAGTCGTAACGATTTCGCCAATAGTTTTGCCGTGCCAGCTTCTTGTTTTTGTGGCTTTAAAAGTGGGGGAGGTGTCTGCTGCTTTAGCTCTAATTTTTAAACCAGCAGGATTTTCAGTTAACTCAACTTCATCAATAACAAAAGTTCCTAATACTTTTAACTCACTTTCTTCATAACCTAGCGACACTTTTAAAGTGGCTTTTGAGCTTGGAATGTCTAGTTCATAATCTCGATCATCTAGAGCAATGTCTAGTGTGTCGCTTTTTTGCCCTGCGTCATCATTGACGCGCAATTTGATAAGCCGGTCAGCAATTGAATCTGTAATATCAGCGCCATTAGTTTCAAGTTTAAAACTAGGTTTCATTACTTAGTTCCACAGATTTGTGTAAATTGTTGGCCCATTCGGTTTGGGGATGTCCGGCAAGTAAATAACATCACCAGCTTCAAGCAATGGCATCTTTTTAGCAATTTCGCGATTTCTTGAATCTGCTAAAACTGCTTCGACAGAACTGCGTGAATATCCATAAATATTTTTGCAAATCATGTCTAAAGCATCACCGTCTTTGCAGTTGTAATAAAGCGCCATTACGCGGTCCCCTTGTTTAAGTTGTCAATAATAGGGTTAATGACGCCGCCCCAGAGGTTAGCAATAAACTCGCCATCAATATTAGATCCGCCGCCGCCGCTATTTACTGGGATTGCATCTTCGCCATATTGCTCTAATTGCATTTGAAAATCGATCTTGCGAGGCATTCCGTTTCCAAAGAAAATTTGCTGCGTGTCAGAAATTTGCTTTATACAAAACCGCCCATGGTTTGCGCCTTGCCCGTCTACCAATGTCAATGGCTTTCCTTTTTTGGCCTCTTTGACCATGTCGTCAATTTGGCCTAATCCGCCCCTATAGGTTGGGAAGATTGAGCCAGACAGATTGATCGTCACGCTGCCTGGCCCCATGTATTGCATTGCGGGTTCGCGACTTAGTCGCGCTTGGCTTGCCCAGCGAAAAGACTGGGTGCGTTGCAAATCTTTGTGTGCAGCGGTGTCAATGCTGAACTGATATTTGCCGATCGTAAGGAGAACATCTTTTGCCATTAGTCGTTCAAGCTTGCACGTTGGTCAGCTTCAGCATCTGCCAAGACTTGCTCAAGC